ATACGGAAATGTGTGCTGTCAACACACGCAAGAGCCTTGCAGTACCGAACTGTAAAAGCAAGGTCTGACTCATACAAAGTATTAGCAGCCACATTTTTCTCTGAACCACTCTCGCCACTGACCGTAGCATGACAGGAATAATAATCTGTCCATTGGTTTTTGTGATTTCCTATCGCATCCGTGATGACCTCGTTCCTTTGGAAGGTTATCTTTACATTTAAAAGTGCTACTTCCATCAAAATCCCGCCTTTCTAATGCCGGAAAGCAGGGAACGGAGTGACAGTGTTAATGCATGGTGGTCACAGTCCTCACGATGTTCATACTGATATGCCACTGCATACATAACTGCTATCTTCGCATTTTCCTTTTTCTCGAATACTGTCTTGCTCTTTATTCTGGCAATATCCATACACAAACGCTCTGATGAAACTATCAGATTTTCAAGAAGTGCATCATCATCGTCAAAATCTATCCGAAGATAATTTTTCATCTCATCAAGTGAAATCATTCTGTCGCACCTCCAATTATTAAGGCAGAGTAACGATTGTCACTCTGCCCCATTTATCTTAGGCTTTGCCTGCCTGTGTTTCTGCCTTCAGCTTAAGGATCTGCACTGCTTCTGGAAGGACTAACTTACCATCCACACGCTCCTTGGCAACCATACCAATCATGCCATTGCCTGCAAACAATTCATTGAGCTGCTTGAAAGAACGGGGACCTCTGTCACCGATGTTATAATACTTATAATCACCGAAAGAAATCGCATCTGTAGGTGCATATGCAGAAGTATGAACCTGATAGCCAAGAACTCTGTCCGGCTCTCCTGCCTGGTATGATGGCTGCCAGATATAGGCTCCGTTGTTATCCTTCAGCTTACGAATCTGTGCTAATGTAGCATCATTCATAATAAAGGATGCGTTCTTACGATATGGTCTCTTAAGTCCATACACAAGGTCAAACAGGTCATCTGACTTAAGTGCAGCCGTAAGCGTACCTGCAAGATGTCCACCATCTGTTGCATTGAAGATACCAGTAGGCTTGCCCTTTCCATCACCATTAAGGAATGCGTCTTCCTCGGCATTTCCAAGAGCCTTACCAAACTCTGTGATGATGTAATTCTCAAGAGGGAATGCAGAATCATACAGAAGTTCCTCTGTAACCTTGATTGCTACATGGAGCTTGTACGCATCCAAGATCATCTGGTCAAATGTTGCACTGCCAAATGAAAGGGCTGCTCCTTCCTCAATCCATGCTGCAGCAGGCTTGGTAGCTGCGATGTTAATCTTATGCTCCCCGGAAGTTGTAATCTTTGTAGAAAGACCACGCATGATGTTCTCTTCCTTAAGCACATCAATCAGTCTGTTGTCATATTCCACAGGAACAAGATAACCACCATCGGCATCCACACCTTCCTGTAACACATTGGAAATCTGTCTGAAGTTGCTGCGGAGAGCATTCAGCATGGCTTTTCTGTATTCATCAGATGCACGGCCTG